GGATTGCCGCAACGGCATTGGATTGGTTCATGCGGTTCTCGTGTTGATGAATGGGGCCCGGCCCGGCCTGGTGGTTGTGGCTCAACCGTTGATGAAGATGAAGCGCCCAGGAGCGACGCGGGCCGGGTGATCAGTACCAGGGCGACGGAGCACACAGCCACCGCCACAGCCGGCGCCAGATCGGCAGGCGACGGTAGCCGACGATGCCAAACTGGCGGCGGGACTTGACGAGGTCGCGGCTCATTGCTTGCACTCCAAACAGCGCACCGGCTGCACCGTCATCTCGGCGTCGTGCGCCGCGACCTCGTCATCCGAGGCGGAACCACCTCCGCACCCCGCAAGCGATGCGAACAGCAGCACCAGCAGGGCCGCCAGCAGCAGGGAAGCGGCGCGGCTCATCGCGCACCACCGATCACAGCCAGCAGCTGCACCGCATCGGTCCAGCTCACATCGAACACCGCGGCAGCACAAGCCAGCAGGGCCAGCACGCACACCGGGTACAACACCCGGCGATCAAACCGCACCCAGTCCAGTTCGGACATGCACGGCTCGGTCGGCTGCGGGATGTCGCCCGCCCGGTGGATCACCCGGCCCTGCTGACTGGTGCCGATGATTTGGCGGTTGCGCGGGATTCGCGGCGCCTGGCTGGCTGCCGCAATCGCATCGCGGCGCAGCTGGGCTGCATCCATCGGCGCCGGCTGCGTGTCGAAGAACGCAGGGTCCAGCACGGTCAGGCGCGGCACCTTGCGGCCTAGGTCGTCCAGCCCGCCGGGGACGGTGTGCCCACCGCGGGACCAGTCTGCAATTTGAGAGTCGCCCGGGTTCATGCTTCGCCCCTCCCGCCGCACGCCGTGCAGCTCTGGCCGTCGTGCCGGCCGTCACCGGTGCCCAGGCAGACATTGCAGTCGGCCGGCTCCGCGTCCTCTTCCTCGATCAGTCGCTCAAGGTCAGCGAGCGACGTGACCGGGTCGTAGGTACTCCGGCGCGTGACAGGGTCACGTCTGTACTGGCACACCATCAGGGAGGTGGCCGGATCCAGCATGATCCTGTCGAGCAGCCCCGCCTTGTGCTTGTAGACCTCGTGGTTCATGTACACCCCTCGCAGTGAGGACTTCAGGTTATCCACCTGAAGAGCAAGGGAAGCCTTGGCATGTTCCAAGGCCTGCGCCTTGTCCTGCCACTGCTGGCAGGCGTTTTTCCAGTAGTCCGCGTCAAGGCGGGCCATCTGACCTTGCGCGATCAGGCGGCCCTCTTGGGCGCTGAACGCTGCCCAGGTCGATTCGGTTGCTGACATCTGCATCCCCTGTCACTCACCGCCCCGGTGGGGCTGTCGTGGTGCGATGGGTGCAATTGTGCGCCTGTTTTGTGGCTCGTGCGTGCTCAGATAAGCGCATTAGAGGTAATCCTCTAAACGCATGTTGTAGGCGCACGAAAGAGCATGCGCGATGCACAATGCAGGCATGGACATCAAAGCCCATCTCGCCAAGCTGGCGCAGCGCATGACGATCGACCAGATCTCAGCCGCAGCCGGCTGCAACCGATCCACGGTGGTCCGCGCCAAAGCTGGGCGCAATATCACTGTGGCAAGTCACTCCGCAATCATGGCGGTACGCCCGCCGAAGAAAGGCAAGCAATGAGGACAGCGCGCGACATGGTCGCCGACATGTACACGCAGGCCATCCGGGAGGATCTGATCCGTGCGGGTGTGGACAAAGATCACGCGGCCATCGACCGCGTCACCGATCGTCTGGTTGGGTTGGACCTGGCGCGCAATCGCCGGGATGGGATCATGTTCGAGTCGATCTCGGCAAACGCAACCAAACCTCACCCGGGCACGACATGAGCAACCTGATCGGGTGCGGAGTGAGCTACGGAGACTTCATTGAGCGTAAGCTGTCCACCGTTCCGCCGACCGGGCTGGAATCTTTCGCGGTGCCTGCCTCGCTGTTCCCGCATCAGCAGACGCTGGTGTCGTGGGCGCTGCGCCGCGGTCGCGCCGCCATCTTTGCCGACACAGGCCTAGGCAAGAGCCGCATGCAACTGGCATGGGCCGACGCAGTGCGCCGGCACACGAAGCTACAGGTCCTGATCCTTGCTCCGCTGGCAGTGGCCGCGCAGACCGTTGGCGAGGCCGCCGAGCTTGGTGTCGAGGCGGTACAGTGCCGTGAACAGGCTGATGCTGTCGGCGCTGGCATCGCGGTCACCAACTATGACCGGCTGCACAAGTTTGACCCGCAGGCATTCGGCGCGGTGGTGCTGGACGAGTCGTCGTGCATCAAGCACCACAACACGAAGACCCTGGCGACTCTGCTGGAATCCTTCCGCCTGACGCCGTTCAAGCTGTGCGCCACCGCGACGCCTGCGCCGAACGACTGGACGGAGCTTGGCACGCACGCCGAGTTCCTGGGCATCTGCACCCGGGCCGAGATGCTGGCCGAGTTCTTTACCCACGATGGGGGCGACACGCAGACCTGGCGCCTCAAGGGTCACGCGCGCCAGGTGTTCTGGCAGTGGGTGTGCTCTTGGGGGGCGCTGGTTCGCCGGCCGTCTGACCTGGGGTTCGACGACTCGGCCTACGCACTGCCGCCGCTGCATGTGCACGAGCACACGGTCGAGACCGACATGCCCACGAACGGCATGCTGTTCGCCTGCGAGGCGCAGACCCTGAGCGAGCGGCGCGACGCGCGGCGCATGTCAATCGAAGACCGCGTGCGCGACTGCGCGGCCATCGTCAACGCCGACCGTCAGCCGTGGGTGGTCTGGTGCGATCTGAACGCCGAGGGCGACGCCCTGACGGCCGCCATTGATGGCGCCGTTCAGATCGCCGGAGCGGATGACGTGGAGGTCAAGGAGAAGCGCCTGGCCGACTTCGCTGAAGGCCGCGTGCGGGTGCTGGTGACGAAGCCCAGCATCGCAGGGTTCGGCCTGAACTGGCAGCACTGCGCACGCATGGCGTTCGTTGGCGTCACTGACAGCTTCGAGAGCTACTACCAAGCCGTGCGCCGTTGCTGGCGGTTCGGGCAGCAGCGCGACGTGCATGTGCACGTCTTCGCCAGCAGCGCAGAGGGCGCCGTGGTGGCGAACCTGAAGCGCAAGGAGCGCGACGCCATGGCGATGGCCGAGGCGTTGAGCGCAGAAACCCGTGAATCCGTGATCGCGCAGGTGCGCGGAGCGGTGCGGGAGACCAACAGCTACGAGGCCGGCCGCCGTGTTGCCGTGCCCGCATTCCTTCGGAGAGCCGCATGAACTGCATCGACCAAGTCGTCACCGACACCTACACCGCGATCCACGGTGATTGCGTCGAGGCCATCAAGGGTCTGCCTGACCACTCCATCGGCTACTCGATCTTCTCGCCGCCGTTCGCGTCGCTCTACACCTACTCCAACTCGCCGCGCGACATGGGCAACGTCCGCAACGACGCAGAGTTCTTCGCGCACTTCGACTACCTCATCGCCGAGCTGGCCCGCGTGATGATGCCAGGCCGGGATGTCAGCTTCCACTGCATGGACCTGCCAACCAGCAAGGAGCGTGACGGCTACATCGGCCTCAAGGACTTTCCCGGAGAGCTGCTGCGCGCCTTCCAGCGCCACGGCTTCATCTTCCACTCGAAGGTCACGATCTGGAAAGACCCGGTGACCGCGATGCAGCGCACCAAGGCTCTGGGCCTGCTGCACAAGAGCGTGCGCGAGAATGCCGCCATGTGCCGCCAGGGAATACCGGACTACCTCATCACGGTGCGCGCTCCTGGCGAGTCCGAGCGCGTGCGCCACACGGCCGACGAGTACCCTGTCGATCTGTGGCAGAGGGTGGCCAGCCCGGTGTGGATGGACATCAACCCGTCCGACACGCTGCAGTTTCGCAGCGCCCGCGAGCACGACGACGAGCGCCACATCTGCCCGCTGCAGCTGGAGGTCATCCGCCGCGGCGTGATGCTGTGGACGAACCCGGGCGACATCGTGCTTTCCCCGTTCATGGGCATCGGCAGCGAGGGCTACGTGTCTTTGGAGATGGGCCGACGCTTTGTCGGCGTCGAGCTGAAGCATAGTTACTACCGTCAGGCCGCATCCAACCTGGCCAGCGTTGCGAAGCCTGCGACAGCTGACCTGTTCAGCACTGAAGCCGCATGAACCGCGCCGAAGTCCTTGCCATCCTGCGCCCGTGGCATGAGCGCACCGTCCAGCTACAGCGTCAGTGGGATGCGTTCGAGGCTGCGACAGGCGCCCGCACCGATCACCCGTTCGGCGACTCGATCTGGCTGATGCATGAGGCCTACACCAGTGCCATCGCAGCGCAGGTCGGTGACGTAGACGAATGGCTGTCGTGGTGGCACTACGAGTGCAACCTGGGGAAAACTCCGCTGGAAGCCTATCGGTCACTCGGCACCAAGGCCCTGCGGGTGTCCACGCTGGAGCGGCTGGCCAAGGTGATCTGCTGGGGGAGGACCGGGTGATGCGCGAATACGCGAAGGTCGCGCCGACGTTCTGGACTGGGCGCACGGGCAAGGATATCAGGCGAAGGGGCATCGAAGGGGTCGTGGTGGCCATGTACCTGATGTCCTCGCCGCACTCCAACATGCTCGGCCTCTTCTACCAGCCTGCGTTGTACATGGCGCACGAGACCGGGCTGGGCATCGAAGGGGCATCGAAGGGGCTTGCAATATGCATCGAATGTGGCTTCTGCTCCTTCGATGAGGCTTCCGAAATGGTGTGGGTTCATGAGATGGCCCTCTACCAGATCGCCGAGTCCCTCTCACCTGGAGACAAGCGATGCAAGGGCATCCAAAAAGACTATGACGCGCTGCCTGAATGCCCGTTCCTTGGGGCGTTTTTCGACCGCTACGCGCAGGCGTTCCACCTGAAGCACCGTCGTGCACCTTGCGTCGAATCGACGGCCGCAAACGAAGCCCCATCGAAGCCCCATCGAAGCCAGGAGCAGGAGCAGGAGCAGGAGCAGGAGCAGGAGCAGGAGCAGGAGCAGGAACCCCTTC